GAACAGTTGGAGCAGATATAACTGGACAAAGTGTAACAGGAAAATTTAGAGATCCTAGGGTACAATCTACAGCTAGAGCATCAGAAGTTCTGAGGCAAGAAGAAATAGATAAGATCCTTACTGGATCAACCTAAATTTGAAAATAGATTTACCTTTAGAGATATATTACTCTAAGAAAAAAAAGTTCATCCTTAATCTTAACAACTACCGCAACGCTCATTACCGGGTATTGTCCACAGCTAAGAAGCTTTACTCAGATGAACTTGTACCCAGACTAAAGGGCTTTGATAGTTTCTCTGAGCCAGTTACTTTGACCTACACCTACTATGCTAGAAGCAACAGAAGACTAGATATAAGTAACCCTTGTTCCATCATAGATAAGTTTGCGTGTGATGCTTTGGTTAAAGCTGAGATCCTGGAAGACGACAGCTTCAATCAGATCAAACAGGTGGTGTATGTATTTGGTGGTGTGGATAAAGACAATCCAAGGTGCGAGCTGGAGATAACTAAAACGGAACTCCCGTCTCAACCCAAGGCTTAATCTTTACTATTGTTCCTTGTAAGGATTTCTTAATCCAATCAGCTTTCTCTAGTATATCCATAGGGAACCCGGAGTTAACAACTTGGATTAGTTCTTCACTAGAATAAAAGCTATTCTCATCAGAGTGTTTGTTGGCTGGTACGTTAACGAATCTAAAACCATCCTTCTCATACACAACGATGTCTTCATCTTGTTCTACAAGCGTAGCTGGTATTAGTTCTGGAATATAGTTATGACGATTACATCCTTTAGTTTGACGATCTGTGTTGATCTTCTTGTCGTGTTGAATGCAATGCCAATGAGCATCTCCCTTATCTATGTCTACTTTTGCAAAACGACATGAACGACAATGGATCTTCGCTGGTAATGCTCTACCCAAATAAGAAGCTTGTTGAGCCGGGGTCATATAACTGCGAATGCGATAGTCAGTCTCAGGTATGTAGTTCTCTGGTGGTGACTCAGATAGCAAAACGTTCTTAGCCTTATCCATTAACGTATCAAATAGATCCCTATCAAACTCTACAATCTCAGTATATAAGTCTGAGTTGTTCTTGTTGTAGACAATAGCTATAGCGTGTTTGAACTTAAACAAACCCATGTATAAATGTAACTGAGCAGCGTATTCGTCAGACCACTCGCAGTAACTTCCTAGCTTTTTTAGATTGTTAAAGCGATTGTCGTTAGCTGTCTTGAACTCTAATAGATATGGATTCTCTTGATCTAATCCCGGAAGGTTACTTGCAACACCGTCTATATGGCCTTTAACGTGCCCTCCTAGGGCTTTTGTTTCAAACTGCTTGCCATGCTTATCTACGTCATAGATCTTCGCACCAGGTATCTTTCTAAGCTTCTTAATAAGATCGTCTTCTACAACGTTACCTAGATCCAATAGACGCAACACTCTAGGCTCCCAATCATCTGGCATCAACCAACGGTAACGCATCCAGACCAAACGCTGGTTAGGATTACCAATTCCACTGATACCTAAGTAAAACCTTTGATGTCTCTCCTCGTCTAGTTCAACCTGATCTAGTAATTCATGAACGATTGTCATAGCTTTATTCTCTCATTCTTTTTGTTTCTGATACCAATGACATTCTCATACTGACCTTGCTTTTGTATAGCTATCTCAGATATAGAATCAAAGGCTCCATTGTTTATTAATTCAGCAGCCATCCATGCTTGCTTTGGAGATCCCCATTCATTGGTAATCTTCTTCCATTTACGCACGGCCATGTTGTGTGCGGTGGGGTGTCCAAACATAAGGGGCATCTTCTTAGGAAAGAACTCATTGCCTACTGTAAAGATCACCTGACAGTATTCGCTACCATTTTTAGACTTGGTTACTTTAGCAAATATATCTGTCACAGGTTTGAATACAGGCTTGGATTTAGCTTTCTCATCTGAAAGCACAGCTTGTTTTTCTGCCTTGGTTCTTCTAGCTACCTCTCTTTCTTTCTTAGTCCACAAAGATTTAGTTTGTTTTGACTCAAAGACTTGTCCACATTCAACACATTCTTTAGCTGATGGTGAGTTAATCGTATTACAGGATGCACATATCTTAGGACGATATCTATTTTCAGTAGCTCCGGGCGAGACTTCATCCAAGCATCCATGTCTAGCAACGTTCTCTCCATAATCCAGAAGCAAACAGTTGTTCTTATCTTCGTGGATCCTCATCCCTCTACCGCACATCTGGACGTAAAGTCCTACGCTTTGTGTTGGTCTAAGCAACGCTATGCAATCTGTCCTGGGAGCATCCCAACCTTCTGTAAGCACACCGACATTACAAAGAGCGTGTATCTTGCCAGACTCAAAGTCAGCAAGCGTTTGACTACGTTCTTTGTTGGGTGTCTCCCCGGTGATAACAGCAGAGCTGATACCATACTGCTTTAGATACTGTGTCATCTTCTCAGCATGTAAGACTGATACACAAAAGAATACCGTAGCTGTTCTGCCTTTAGTGTAAGCGTTATCAATCCAATCACTTACAACTTCTATTATGGTTTCATCTACCATAGCTACTTCTTCTAGTTCTTTCTCTCTGAAGTCTCCATTCTTAAACTTCAAGCTGACAGATCCAGCATCAATGATAGCCTTGTCGTTTACAGCATAGGCAGAGAGCCTACATAAATAGCCCTCTCTGATCAATTCAGGTATAGATACGGTATAGGCTAGACCTCTAAAGAAATGATCCTTACGCTTGCCGTATATGTATCCTTGACCCATTCTGTATGGCGTTGCAGTACAACCCATAACTTTCATGTCTCCACGATCAGATAACTCAGCAATAATCTTTTGATACCTGGTGTGTGATGTAGGCGGTACGTTGTGTGCCTCATCTATAATCATGTAGTCAAACTTGCCAACCTTGGCTAGTCTTTTGGGTGAAGCCAATGTATCTCTGCTGGCTATTAGTATCTGTGCATCATGCTCAAAACGTTTCATTCCAGCTGCTAACACTCCCACCGGGGCATCAGGCCATACAGACTTAAGTTTCTTTTCTGCTTGGTCTACTAGCTCTTTCCTGTGTGCAAGAACAACAAACCTAGCTCCAGGATCTTTAGCCAACACTTCTTTGATGAAGTGAGAAAAGATAATTGTTTTACCGGCTGCCGTTGGCAGTGATATTAAAGCGTGTTCGTTGGCTGGTTTAGTTTCAAACCAATGGTGTAGGGAGTTGATTGCATCCCTTTGGTAGTATCTTAATTTCATTTAATCGTGACAAAAACAACTCATTGAACTGTCGTCTGCAAACATATCCTCCATTGGCTCTGGTTGTTTAGACATATCAACTAATTCTATATATGGAGGTCTGTCTTTTCTAAACGTAGCTGTACTAACCTCTCTCCCAAGTACATCTCGTGCTGATCTAGCTATCTTTTCTTCTTGCTCTATCCACCAATTTGCAAGATCAGGCTTTTCTTTTAATAATAAGTTGGTGGTTTTCATTCCTTTTAAGAAACAAAGGTCACAGTTTCCAGCTAATGTTTTGCCACCGTGATTAGGTAGATTCAAATCAAAGTCACTGTTTTTCCAAAACTTAAAAACATCTTCAACTGTAGCTTTAGCATCATACAAAGGCATCAATGATTCCCAAGGATTAATGTCTCTTTCATTCGCTGATCTCTGACTGCCCACCCTTCTTGGCTCATCGTATCTAAGACCAACTACGTTGTACCATTCTTTGTAACCTTGTTCTTTCATAAACCTTTTCATTACCTGGATCTTCAATTCAGTTGTGCAAAATCTAACTAAAGGATTTGGTAACATTTTTTTTCTATCAATCAAAGCAGCAAAAGGTTCTCCATTTCTAGATGCAGTTTCGTAAGTTACTTCTTCTGTTCTGTATATAGGTTTCTCTTCAAAGATACGCATCTCTAACCAATGCACTTTTACATTCCAACGATCTGAGCATTCTTTAATAAAATCTAAAGTCTCTGGCACTTCCTTCCCGGTGTTAGCAAAAGTTACATAAAGATCATTAGGTAAAGTTCCATCGTATGCTTGTAATATGTGATACAACATATAAGCAGAAGTTCTACCACCGCTAAAACTAATTAAGGCGGGACCTTCTATCTTATATGGATTCATTAGTGTATAGACTCATTCTGCACTTCGTAGAAGTGAAACATTCTTTCTACGATGTCTGGATCTATCTCACCGCTTTCTAGCTTTGTAAGTAGTATCCCGGATATAGCACTCAAAGCATCCTGTGTATTGAATGAATGTTTGAAGACTAACTCAAGGGCAAACTGTAATAAAACCACGATCATGGTTTGTATATCTAGATCAAGTGATTCCCACTTCTCTATGTTCTGATTTAGATCCAACATAATTTGGTCTAAAGTTTTTTTGTCAAATTGATTTTCCATGTATTAAACTATAACTTATAAGGCGAGCAGTAGCTAAAGTATTACTCAGGTCGTTGAGAGCATTAGCTACTACTCGGTATTTCATCACAAAGTCCCTCTCTCTCCTGACCTGTATACGCAACTCTGCGATGAAATTCTTTTACTTGTCCCAATCAAACCCATCGTCATCGTCATCAGTAGATGCGACAGCTTCGACAGGTGCTTCCGGGACAGGTGCTGCTTGTTGAGGTGCTGGTGTTGAATCACCCTTTGGGTTGAACTTAGAAATGACATTCTTATCATCCCATTTCGTACCGTCACCTTTGTCTCCACCAATCTCTATTTTGAGAGTAGCATCAAAAGGTACGTTCATCATTGACTCAAGAGCTTCAAGATTAAAGTTCTCAACATCAGGATCTAAGCCCATAGCTTTTCTCCAATTACGAATCTTGCCTTTGGAAACATTCAAGCCGTTTCCCTCAAGCATAAAGTTCTCCCAAACTTTTCTGCCAGCGTATTGAGGACCAATAACTTCAAAGGTTATATTAATCATCTTATGATTATTGGCCTTACTCTTTTTTGATTCCCAAGTCTGTGCAACCATTTCATAGTCACCGGCTGGCATGGGACCTATAGAACTTGCATCAAGTTCTTCAACATCAGTTAAATTAATTTCAAAATCACTCATTTTTTTACTCCTGTTTTAGATTTTAAAGATTCTTTTAAAGCAGTCATGAAGGCACTCCATTCTAGTTCTAAAGGGGCACTCCCCAAATCAACTCTAGACTTAGCGTCAAACGAGGCTGCATATTTATGAAACAACTTACGCTTGCCGTAAGACACACCTCTCGTTGTTTCTTTAAAGCCCTGTCCACTTGTACGAGTTGT